TTTTGGCGGACTTACGCGGTATCTGTGCCATTTCTGCAACCATTGTATGAAAATCGGTAGTCGGGTCGCTATTATAAGCTTCGACAAACTCTTTTGCGCCTTTGAGCGGTACTTTTCTGGATACACCAAAGACATGAGCGTAGTGAACCAAGATCCGTGGCTCTTGTTGCGAGAAATCAATAGAACCCCACTGCTCTCCCTCTTCAGGTAGGAACAAAGAGCGAATCATAGGACCTAATTCAGGATCTCTAGCGGGGATCTGCTGTAAATTAGGGTTGTTCATGGATATCCTACCCGATACCGTGCCCCCTTGGTCGGAGCGTATCTGGTTAATATGGCTATGAATGCGTCCGTCTTTGTGGCAATGCTTCATAATTGTGTTGATAAACGTCCCTCTGGCCTTGTTAATGTTGCGCGATTGCACAATAAGCTTGGGTAAATCATGCGGATGCTCTGATAAAAACGCTTTTGTAAACGACGGTGCGCCCTTTTCGGTCTTCGGATACTTGATATTCAGGGCATCAAAGCCTTTTGCAAGCGATTGAGCCGCCCAAATCTCTACATCGTGACCTACCATGCGTCTAATCTGCTGATTTAAAACAACTTCCTTCCTAACAAGGTCATCTTTGGTCCTTTCCAGTGCGTCTTGGTCAATTCTAACGCCTTTCCATGTCATATCAATCAAACAGGGCAGTAAATTTAGCTCTAAATCAGCTATTTTTGACAATCCTTGCTTGTTTATCTCGACAGAAAAGTAATTCCAAAGGTCCAAGGTCAGTTTTGCGTCGTCGGTGGCGTAAGGACCTACAAACATGGCAGGTAACTTCCACATTTCAGCTTTTGGATCGACACCAAAGGCAGATGCAGCCTCATTTAACTCCTTTTCGGACTTGGTTTTGCTTAAATAGTCGTAAGAAAGCGCATTTAGGCTATAACTAAAGCGGTTTTCGTCCAATAACGAGGCAATGACCATTGTATCAATAATTCTACCATTTAAAGTAAAGCCCTCTTGTCTAATCCACCCTGCATCATACTGTGCATTGTGCATAATTTTATCTGCAGGGCTCTCAAAAACCTTTTTTAACCACCTATTGACAATTCTTTCGTCTAAATTACCTCCGCCGACGTGTTTAACAGGGATATAATGAGACCATGATTCGGTGGCAATGGCATATCCTACAATCATACCGTCCCCTGTAGGCCAACCCGGTCCTTTAGATTTGATGTTCGGATCTCTGGTTTCTACGTCAATGGCAATTTGCTTACAGTGACTGAGATCGGGTAGTTCATAAGGGGGCACCCATTCGCTCTTGGGTGCAAACATTGTTAGTTGTAAGGACATATCATCCTCCATCTTGGGATAGGTTTGAGTTCTTTACCATCAAGAGTTATGTAAAAATTTTTGCAATCAAACTTTACAGATGCGTCACCGTAGTGCATTTGCCTGTGGTGATTAGCACAAAGACACATAATATTGTCGGGCGTATCGGTACCATTTTGAGAAAGTGGGATGACATGATGAGCCTCTGAGTATTGACGACCGTTTTCTTTTATAAAGGAATAGTTTTCAAAAATACCTTGTGCCCTACATATTTGACACTCATCCTGAAAATGTTCTTTGACTAAATCCCCATTAGGACCACGTTCTATACGTTTAGATTGTCTCAAGTCCTCTTCTTTTTCTTCCTTTGTTTGATAAATCTTTTCTGGATAAGAAATGATATCGACGTCTCTCACATAGTTTAATTGTGTATACTTACATTGTTTGAGGTAATCTAATTCTTTGTTGCCTGAAACATTAGCTGTAAATGAAAAGTTCATGCCCTCAATGATGTCATGTTCATCTGAAAAACGGTTGAAACTTTTGCTGTTTGTTTTATAAAGATTCTCATAAGTGTCTTTAAAAAAGAAACCATCTTCACCAAGGAACCATTCATCTGTTAAAGAATTAATATTTCCATACTTTGTATCTACACAACAAATAAAGCTTAAATTAAATTTTTTCTTTTTTTCACCTTTTTCAAACCAATGCTCTGAACCTTGATAATCGGATAAAATTTTATACACCTGAGACATAGAGTGTTTATTGCAAGCCATTACTTCTCTCCGCCCAAAGCACCATAGCCACAAATATCAATCCAACTGTCCTCGTGGTCAGGTGTTTCTATTAGTCGAGAAAGCTTGGTGGCTACCATACATTGATAGACTTGAGGCACGGTTACTTCTTTTTCCAATAAAACAGACCACATTTTTGCAATGCGCTCATGGTTTTTATAAGCGTCCCCATAGTCTTTGGCTCTGGGTCCGTTGATCATTAACTCTGCCTTTTTTAATATTTCTGCTCTTTTCATAAATCGTAACTCCTCGTTGCGTCTTCGGGTTCTACTATATATAGATTTTCTTTTGCCCTTGTTACGCCCACGTAAAAAACCCGATGGATATCATCAGGTTCTAAACGTGAGCTTTGTTCAGCTGCCCACGACAAGTCGGTATGTAATACGACATTATCGGCTTCTCCTCCCTTTGAGCCGTGGATCGTGGACACTGAAATGCGGGGAATACCATTGAACTTTTCTCCCCGCCTCAACATGGCAATAATATACGCTCGTTCCTCTTCAGGAATTTTATCAAGCGCAAGATGCCATATCTCTTCTAGGTCTTTTAACAGACCAAAATTATCTTTTAACTCAACATAAGTAATCATATCACCGTCATCTAAACCATTAAGCTTCTTGTAACCACGCTTTACACCCTTGCCGACGGACATATAGTGATACATGGTTCTTGCTTCTTTACCTGAAATAGGTCTTTCTTTGCGTAAGTCCTCCCAAGCATTGACGGCAATACTGATCTTTTCATTGATGGACCGTGAGCCACGGTATTCAAACAGTAATCCATTAGACCGTAAGGTATTTTTAACAGGGCTCAGTTGATACCCCGCCTGAGCTAGAATGAGCCACTCGCCCTCGGACATATCTAATTGGTTGATATCCCAGATACGTTCTACCTGTCCGTCTAAATTCCTTGGTTCATACTTCTTGGCATGACGTTTTTTAATGCGCCTAGCTACATTTTCTGCAACGCAATGTACATTCTTAGGGACACGGTGGGATTGAGACAGGGTCTCTGAGGGGCTGTCCATTGTAATAAAATGATGCACGTCTGCACCTGCCCACTTATAAATAGCCTGATCATCGTCCCCTGCACAGTACATCTTCTTTGACTTCTTCTCTATAAGATGAGCTATCTGCCATTGTAAAGGGGACAAGTCCTGTGCTTCGTCCAGAAAACAAAGGTCAAAGTCAGGGCAATAACGGTGAGACTCCTGTACAAACTGTTCAAGCATATCGGTAAAGTCAAACAAACCGTTTGCTTCTTTGTACTTCCTGAGCCCCCTGTCAACATAATCGACAGTAACCCAAGGCTCCTCAACAGTGCTATTATCATATTGTTCTTTTAAAGATACCCTCCTGAGACGAGCTAGATTGATAAGACCAAGGATCGGGTCGTGAGCCTTGAGCATATCGGGTAAGTCATCGGACGACGGTTTATCTACATGAAGAGTAATACCTATCTTCTCGGATAGTTCCCTGTAGTTCTCTGCTTGCATAACCTGTTCAGTCCGTATGTCGGACAGGGTAAGGGCAAGACTATGTAAAGTACGAAAATAATATAGATCTTTTTGTGGATCTAGTTTAAAGCGTTGGCAAGCTCTTTCCTTGGCTTCGTGGGCAGCTTTGCGGGTAAAAGCCAAGAATGCTATTTTGTTTGGGGTCACACCTGAGGAAAGGGCTTCGTCTACCATGTTAAGTAGCGTAGTGGTCTTACCTGTGCCGGGTGGTCCAAATATTCTAAACATTACCAAGGGGTCTTTCTTTTATCACCAAACTCAGGTGTATCGACTTCTACTGCAGAAAACTCAAAGGCAGGTATCTTCCATACCCTCAATGTAGACCCTTTGATCTTGAGGACGGTGCTTTCACCTTGTATGTCTCTAAGTCTTTGGGCCACCTTATGAGACTTGTACTCAAAGAACCTATTCTTTTTAAGGTGGTTCTCAAAGTCCTTCAGCCTAAAATAGGTAAAGCCCTCCTCTTCATCTGTCCAAGGCTTGCGTAACAGGATCTCTTCCCTGTCCTGTGCCTGTTGCAAATGACGACAGAACTCCTCTAGGTAATCATAAAACTGTCCGCTAATGCTCGCATCTTGGGACACTTCCATAATGGCACTTTCGTTTTCTTTCATTTCGGTCATCAAAGAACTAATCCTGCTTTCCCAAATGTTTCTGGATACCGTTCTGGGCATCATGTGTAGTTGTTCCATACAAGCCTTTTGAAACAACCCTTGGCTCATCAGGGCGTCGGTATCTAATTCAAGCGGTTCTCCGTTTACATCAATAAACCACACAGGCGGGGTAGAATTATATTTTCTAAGATTGGCAATGTTTGCCCCTTGTACCGCAGCCCCGATACCATAACGTCGTGTACGGCACAGTTCTTTGTTGCAGTGGGCGTTGATAGGGGCATCTGAACACTTATAAGCGTAATCTTTACGGTGTAACTGTCTTGCCACTACATTGACTTCATTCAAAGGCAATGGTGGTTCTAAATACTGCATATTATAATTTAGTATTTCACTCTCCCACGAATCAGGAAAAGCTTTGCGTAGGTAAACACCAATGTTAAACAAACCATTGTTGCGTCCACCCTCGGATATCTTACCCGCCATAATAATCTGTAGACAGGGCGGACCATCCCTCATAGAAGCAAACTCTGGTTGTTCTTCTATCTGTAGCTTTTTCATTTGCTCTGGGGTCTGCTTAAAACGCTCGTACAGGGCGATAAACTCTTCTAGGGTAGCTGAGGTGCCATTATCAAGAAAGGCGTACCGTAGCCCCTCCTCGTGGTCGTAATAAGGTAAGTTTAAAAAGTTACCTACGTCACCACGCTCTAAATTCAACTTAACCTGCTTGGGAAAGATCTCACTATCTCCATACCCAAGGGCAGCACTAATATGTTGTAAGGTTCTTTGTAAATCTTTTGCATCTACCCAATCGGTTAGAAACAAAAAACAGTGTGCCCCTCCTGACTTGGAGCGACACACTACTAAAGGGAGTTTGAGTTTTCTAATCTTATCGACAAGATTTTTATGGTCAAGTGGATATTGATCAACATCAATACATCCCCATTTACACCTATTGCTCTCATTGATAGGGATGATGCCTAACGCATCACCCTTACCAGATAGGTGTCCCTCCCAAAGGTTCAGGGTCCGTGGTTCGCGGATGATGGAAGCCTTGCCAGTATTCTTACCGTTTACTTGTGTCTTTTCAACTTTGTAAGTACCGTAGGCTTCCTTCAATCCATCAAAGATAGATGAAAATTGCTCTACTGACATTAGAAGGGTGCTTCGTTATCATCTTTCTCATGTTTAACAACAACGCTACCCTTTTTAATGCTTTCGGCAAAAGACTTTGCCTTAGCATATATGTCGGCACTGTTGACGGGATCTTTCCTAGACATCTCCCATCCATGCCAAGAGCCTTTTGAGTTCTCTTCTGCAACAGACTTCATGTGATACACAAACCCAAAACGAGGTGGTGTAAACAATCCGTTCTTCCCTTTGATGGTTGCAGATAACATCATGCTATTCCATTTACGGCTTTTCTTTAATTGTGTAGATTTCATAGCAATCAAAGCTTGGTCTGCACCACCATCTTTATTTAACACCAACACATAATGTTGATGTGTCTCTTCGATGTACTGTCCTGATCCATCAGTTAGATAATCTTTGTTATCTTCTGCACTTCTTTCAAACTCAGGGCATTCATCCTTGGTTTTATAAACAGATACAGGTGCCCCTGTTCCCTCACCACGAGGCGACCATTGAATATATACTCTTTCATAAGCACAAGGTACGACATCAACCCCATCCTTACCTTTGTATATTTGATCTGTGACACTATTAATGATGTCCCCTCTTTTAGCATTATCCAAGTCGTCAAGCTTACTGTCGAGCCCAGATAATATTTTTAGAAAGGGCAGAGCTAGATCATCACTTCCTAAATCATTGATACCAGATCCTGCGTCTGCTTCCATCATTGAGGCGTCAAATGCAACTACCTCGGTTTTCTTTTTTTCATCTACGGCAGTTGTCATTTTTTTCCTCCTTTAATGATTGCACGTTGACCCATAAAAGCACCAAAGAGTTCTGTTGGAAACTCCTCCCCTGCTTCCATTCTTTCTTTAACCCAAGCCTTTAAGGTTTGAGGTTCTATTTTGGACTCTTGATCGGTAGCTACACCGTTATCGTAAGCTACACGCATAAAAACCTTGGCATCGTCCTCTTGTCCACGACCAAAGGTAGCGACAACTTTATTCTTAATAATGTCATCGTGCCCATGCTCCCTAAGCCAATCGTAAGCTTTCTCACGGTTAGCAACAAGAATGGATGCGCCATATATGTTTTTGATTTCAAGAGAGGAGCCGTCATCTAACTTAATAGATGCCAACCCTGTTTCTGTCATAAGATTTGGTATTTCTTCGTCACTGATTCGTAGAAGCTCTTTCTTGGCTTCTTTTAATTCAGCCTCCAAGTCTTTGACCTTTTGTTCCTGATTTTTTTGTTTTTTAGCCAATGATGCAACAGAAGTTAAATCATCCTGCTCTAAATTATTAATGTTGGAAGATTGCTCTTCCTCCATGTCTTCAAATATACTATTCATCGCTGTTCCTTTTTCGTTGTTAAAGACCTTTTTATGGCCTTGACTTAACCATATAAGATATTATAAGATGCTGTCAAGAGGTAAAAATGAAATATAATTTTAAAACCAAACCCTTTAAGCATCAGGCCGAAGCTTTGGAGAAAGCCTGTAATGAAAGATACTATGCTTTTTTTATGGAGATGGGTACAGGTAAAACCAAGGTAGCCTTGGATAATCTAGGTATGTTGTACCAACAAAAAAAGGTATCGGCTGCTTTGATTATTGCACCAAAAGGTGTTTACGATAACTGGGTCAAGGTAGAGATACCAAAGCATTTATCAGATGACGTGCCTGTCAAAGTCGTAAGGTGGCAACCTAGATTAAGTATTGCTTACAAGAACGAATTAGAGAGCTTTGTAAAAGAAAGATATGATGGTCTGAAGATCTTTGTGATGAACATAGAAGCGTTGTCCACGACCAAGGGTGCAAAGATAGCGGGTGTCTTTCTTATACAAAATGAAGATAACATGATTATTGTCGATGAAAGCACCACTATAAAGAATAGAGGGGCTTCGCGGACAAAGAACTTGATGACATTAAAAAGTTACAGTAGTTATCGTAGGATCTTGACGGGATCTCCTATTACTAAGAGCCCAATGGATTTATATAGTCAGTGTTCTTTTTTATCTAACAGAGCCCTTAACTTTAGTAGTTATTACGCATTTCAAGGTCGGTACGCTATTATAAAGCAAAGGGCCTTTGGTGCGCGGTCATTTCAAGAGATTGTAGGATACAGGAACCTTGATGAACTTAATGAGAAGCTTGAACAGTTTAGCACACGCACTTTGAAAGAGGAGTGTTTGGATTTACCTGAGAAATTGTACACCAGACGCAATATAACGCTCTCTGACGAGCAATCCACCGTTTACAATCAAATGAAGAAGCTTGCCCTAGCACAGCTTGAGAGCGGTGAATTATCGACGACAGCAAGCATTCTAACACAGATTATGAGATTACAACAAATATGTTGTGGGTTTTTTCAGCCCGACATAGGAGATATACGTCCTTTAGCAAACAACAGATTAAATGAATTGCTAGATATTACGGACGAGCTACAGGGGAAAGCAATCATTTGGGCATCGTTTACACATGATATTCAACAGATCGCTAGATCCCTGCGCGACCGTTTTGGGCCTGATTCGGTCGCACTTTATTACGGGGAAACACCTCAAGAAGACCGACAGGAGATCGTACACAGGTTTCAGGATATGAACTCTGACTTACGGTTTTTTGTCGGTCAACCAAAGACAGGTGGATATGGTATTACGTTGTCCGCAGCAAGCACTGTTATTTATTATAGTAATAGTTACGATTTGGAAAACAGGTTACAAAGCGAAGACAGAGCCCACCGTATAGGGCAAAAGAAAAATGTAACTTACATAGATCTTGTCT